TTGTTATACATACCACTAATGAAATTGTAACTCAGGGATTTAATACAACTAAAAAAGGAATCACTCAAAAGTTTAATATTAGAATTAAGACTCTAAGCAATCCAGTGACTGGACAATCCAAGCGTGGTGAGTATGCGTTTGAATCAAAGTACACTGGCAAGACAAACAAAAGACAAGGTCGAATCTCAATCTCTAAAGCAAATAAGTCAAAGCGTTATATAGAAGTTGGAATCTATGGAGCTGCTCCTGCTGCGTTTTTATTTTCACCTGGTACCTTAGCGAGTCAACTCAATAGATCAACTTCAAAAGGAAAAGTGAGATTAACAAAGCGAATCATTAAGATGAGTACCAATGATAAGCGAGCAGTTAAAGTGAAAGTAATGAAGGATGGTAAAGAGACTAGATTAAAGAGTGCGTTTATAGCCAAGATGAAGTCAGGTCATGTTGGTATCTTTCAGAGAACTTCTGCTGGGATCATTGAACGTAAGGTGCATGCTCCTTCAACTATGTTTGAACTTGAAATTTTTAGAGAGCATATTGGTAATGCTATGGATCGAAGCTTCCATAAAAGATTTGAAAAGAACTGGAGATACTACCATGCAAAATAAAATGGGTCCTTCCCTTAAGGTAACGTCGTGCGGGGTGGTTAACTCCCGTAGTTCTCGTTGTTCGTGGCTTTTCAACTTCCTAAACTTTTTAGAGGGCATAAAGTTAACTAAACATATTATAGGGGTGTTTTATGACTGATCTCTGGACCGCTTCAGCTTGTCTATCACAATTAAAAGCTGATGACAAACCAATCTCAAAGGGATACTTTAGTCAGAGGGTTGCTGATGGAACTATTCCCTGTCACAAGAAACCAGGAAGTCCAAAAAACTTTCATAAATATCATGAAGTAGTAGCTGCTTTAAAAAAAGCGGAAGACCCGACTCGTGACGCTCAACGTGATGCCAACAAAGAGAAAAAGCTAGTGACTCCTGCGAATGACCTGTTTGATAAAGTTAACCTTCCTAAAAATAGTATTGCTGATTTGTCAGCTGAAGATCAAATGAAAGCTTTACAAGTTGAAGGAATAGATCTTATTGAAAGCGAAGAGGGAGCCAACCTATCCGAAGTGGCAAAAAAACTTGATATTAGTCTAGCTGATGCAAAGATATTAAAAGAGTACTACCTTGGACGAAAAGCTCAACTAGAAGTTCAACAAAAAGAGGGAGAGTTAGTCGAGCAATCAGAAGTTAAGAAGCAAGCTTTTGAACTGGCCAGATCAGTAAGAGATGCCATTATGCGTTTACCCGATAGAATTGGTCCCATCTTAACACCTATGACCGATGAGCATGAAGTGAAGATGCGACTCACTAAAGAGCTTATGTCCGCACTGGAGGCATTAGGTGAGTAAGAATATATATGCTGATGCTTTCAAGCTAGGAATCAAGCCTGACGAACTTTTAACCGTTACTCAATGGGCAGATAAGTATAGAGTCCTTCCTCAAGAGAGTAGTGCCGAACATGGACCATGGAATACACGACGAACTCCTTTTCTTCGTGAGATACAAGATGAACTTAGCCCAACGAGTCCAACAGAAGATGTGTGTGTGGTTAAAGGTACCCAACTAGGATTTACTGAATTAGCCAACAACCTTATCTTTACTTATATTGACAGATATCCATGTCCCATCATTATGGTAATGCCTACAGAGCCCCTTGCTAAAAAACACGCAAGTGCTAAAATAGATCCATCAATCAAACTAATGCCACATATTCACAATAAGATTGAGCGAGCCAAAACAAAAGATGATGCAGGGGGATCTAGAGAGAAAAAATTCACTGGTGGAATGTTTTCACTTGCACACGCCCACTCGCCATCTTCATTTGCATCATTTTCGGCTCGTGTGGCTATCGGTGATGATATAGATCGCTTTCCTAAGAATGTCGGAGGAGAAGGCTCTTCTCTGGCTCTTCTGAACAATAGAACTAATGCATTTTCAAATCGTAAGAAATATAAAAATAGTACACCAGTGCTTGATGGTGAGTCAAATATCCAAGTCGAGCATGATCAAAGCAGTCAGGCTGAATATAATATGCCATGCCCTCACTGTAGAGAGCTTGTTGTCTTTGATTATGATGAAAACAGCGAGCACAACAACTTTGTATTCAAATATGATCAGGAAAGCTATCAATTAACAGATGAGCCTATAGTCTTTGTCTGTCCTCACTGTGATGAGGATATACAAGAGCATCATAAAGAGTGGATGATGGACGAAGACAATGGGGCTAAATATGTGCATAAATACCCTGAGCGGAAGTATAGAGGGTATAGAGTCAATAGTTTCTATAGTCCTCTTGGGTGGCTTACGTGGAGAGCCATTTTCACAGAGTACTTAGTTGCTTTAAAGCAGATGGAAGAAGAAGGTGAAAACACCTTGATGATCGCATGTGTAACAACAAAGTTTGCTCGTCCTTATAAAAAGAAAATAGACACCACTAAAACCGAAGAGATTTTAAATCTCAAAAATAAGCTTAATGAGGGCATCGTTCCTAAAAACACTATTATCTTAACGATGGCAGTTGATGTTCAAAAAGACCACTTCTGGTTTACAGTGAGAGCATGGCAGTATGGAAACCATAAACAAGTCATTAGATATGGCCGTTTGGAAAACTGGACAGATATCGAAGACGTAGCACACACTCCTTACTATACAGAAGATGGTCAAGCTCACCATGTTCAACATGGATTTATTGACTCAGGGTACGACACTCAGACAGTTTATGACTTTTGTTCTATGAATAGTGACGTTTTCATGCCCATTAAGGGTAGTGAAACACAACAAGAGGCCTATCGGGTATCTGACGTAGAAAAAGACGAGAATGGAAAGAAAGTGGACACTGGCATGAAACTCTATATCATCAAAACCAGCCATTATAAAGATATGCTCCATAACTCTATTACGAACTCACTTAAAGCTACTGCAGAAGATAACACTAAAGTCTCTAACACTATTGGCTTTCATGCGCAGACAGATGATGGTATAACAGATTTAAGCCGTGCTAAGAAATCCTTTGCAGCACAAATGACTTCAGAATACAAACATGAAGAAGAGAACAAAAAAGGCGTTGTAACTTACAGCTGGAGAAAAGTCACTACTAAAGCAGATAACCACCTATGGGATTGCGAAGTCTATCAAACTTTCATGGGTGAACTGTTAGGTATTAGATTTTTAAAGGCACCTGTAGCACAAAAAAAACAAGCACCAGTACATCAACAACAAACAGATACATCCACACACGATGATCTATCAAACTACTAGGGAAGAAGCATGAAAAACTTACCATTTTGGGACCGACGTGAAAATATGAAAAACAGACCATCTTTGCAATTACGTACAATTCGCGTTATTGAACATCTAATGGAAAAAGATGATATTGCACATGGGGTGGCCCTAGAGCGTTTAATAAAAGAGGACGGACTATTTAGCATAATGATAAACGAACTGAAGGATAATGGGTACGCTGATATCAACTAATACTACTTCTTTTCTACTTTACTAATAAACTTTCCTGCGTTATCAATTTGTTTAAAATACTTTGTTATAGAATTTAGCCTAATAGTGGCGTTTTGCGATTGAGCTTCACCAATATGATTAAACCCATTTTCTTTAATGGCTTTCTCTCTTATTCTATTTAGAGATGGAATATTCTCGTTACGCGTAATCGTCAAAGCATTTCTCCTACTTTTGTCATAATAGCCAATGAGCATGCTTATGGATAGATTAGCACTATTATCAACTGCTTTAAGCCCAGATGTATATGCATTAAGATTATACTCTTTTTTTCTTTTCAAAACATCACTAATGATTTCATCTAATCCAATTTTGAAGTTTTTATAATTATGATACACCTCAGGTTCCTGATGTTTTAAAACTATTAAAAAAAGAAGCCAAATAATATGAATTATGTTATCTCCAAAACCATTTGATACAATCTTTAAATGTTTAATTATTTGTTCAATATCCCTCAATTGTAAATTAAACATTTTTGCATAAAGTGAAAATATTTCTTCAACTCCAGTAAACTGAGCTGGTATTAATTCATCATGAAGTGGATTAAAAAACAATGAAACAGAGCTTTTATTTATTGTAGAAAATTGATAATAAATGACTTTTAAAATATCTGGTTGCTCTAAAGTGTACTCTAAGTCAAAAAAACGTTTTAAGTATTTAGTTGTGTCAAACTTATCTCCATAAACCACATGCAAAGAGTTTTCTAACTGTTTAGTATCCGTCCCCAGTAAGAAAAAAACTCCTCTTGCTGTAAAAACATGTTTTATGGCTTCTAAAAGTTCAATACTAAAATTTGGTCTACATCTATCAAGCTCATCAATTATAATAATTAAAGGTGTTTTCGCATCACCTTTGTTCTTAGCCGAAATTGCTTCTAGATTTGATTTTATATTCTTTATTATTAATAGATTGTTTTCATGTTCTATACCAAAACTATCTATATACTTAATAGCCTCTTCAGAAATAGAATCAGCATCTACTAATGTATCGCTGTTT